GATCGACGCAAAGATGCCGATCTGCCCGGTCGCCATGTACAGGTACGGATTGCGCTGTACGACCATGCCCGGCTTCTCGACTACCGCGTAGTAGGAGAAGTTGCCGAACACAATACACTTTGCCGATGCTGTGGTATATGGTTCAAGGTCGTCGTCGATGACGGCCTTGTAGCCGAAAAAGTCGCCATCCTGCGGGGTCTGCACGTAAGCAAACGGGACCGCGGACGTTCCACCGCTGCCCTTGAGATACCACTTGGTCACATTCGCCATGAGCATGGCGGACTCGCTTGGGACGTTGTACCCGCCGCCGAGATAGCCGATGAGCGCGGAGAGTTCCGAAGGCAGAATGATGTCGGTCGTGGCGGTCGTATTTGCAACCGTCGCGCCGGTCACGATACCCTCAGGCTGTGCCGTGCCTGTACCTGTGGTGAAGATGGTGTTCTCGGTGTTGGCAACTGCGCGCCCAAGAGCATTGGTAAACCAGGCTTCCCAGTTCGTGCCGTTGTACATCAAGAATTCTTCGTTCATCTTGGTCAATTTGGTGTACTTGTACAGGATGAGGTCTTTCTGTGATACGGTTCCCTCATTCTCATCGTACGTGCCAGCCTCAGCCGTCAAAATAAAATCGGTCAGGCTGGTATTCTCACGCGGGACCAACAGATGATCGGAAGGGGTCGTCAGGAACGTGCAAGGGACTTGCCGCGCCCATGACATGATATCGCGCTTGGCGATGATCTGGTTGTACAAGGGATCGGGAACCAGGAACCCACCGCTTGCTCCGGTCGTGATGTTCCAGGCGGCCTTGCCTGCCTTGATGTTGTCGAAAGACGAATCAGGTCGGAGCAGCCCTTGATTTTCCTGCCCGGTCTTGAGCCAGGACTTGAATGCGCCGATGCCATCGTTGTCATCATCGGTCGGCTCAGTGGGGTGGTAGAAAGTCTGCGGCCCGTGCTCTTTCAACTCCTCAACGGCCTTTTTGTACCCGGCGTCCTCTGCGGCCTTCAGTTCTGCCGCCCTCTGCGCTTCCGCCTGGGATTTCGCTTCGCGCTCTGCAAGCGCGTCAGCGACCGCCTTATCTACGGCGGATTTGATTTCTAACTCTTCCATGATGTTCTCCCTTTGTTTGGTAACAGGTTGATTGGTTTGTTTGTTTTGGTTTGGTTGGTTATCCTCCTCAACGGGCAACGCCGCATGAGAAGTTAGTAACGATTTAATTGGCAGTATCTGATTGGTCTTGCGGAACTCTGCCGGATGCGGGGTAAGCGACGCGTCCAGACCTAAGCGCCAGCGCGTGACTTCCCACACGCCGTTCTTGATTGCTTTGCGGTCTACAAGATGCGATGCAGTTCCAGACGACCAGGCTAATTTCCCCGCAAGCCCCAGCTCCGCGATTGTCTTTTCGTACTCATTACGCGCTTCGATCACCACCTCGGCAAACACTCCAACGTCATCAATGGCGAGTGTCGCTTTATTGGATAGCGGCTCTGTGTATTTCACTTCAATGTTGTTATGTTTCTTGACGCGGATCGGTAAACGGTGGTTAAACCATGTATCGGATTGTTTGGCGTCGCCGAAGTCGGTATTTTTCGTGAAGTAATCGCCTTCCAGGTCTGGATTTTTTGAATCCCCGAAGCGGATCAGATAACCCCCTAATTTGACCGCGCCGCCGTCCAATGACGTGGCTTTGACCGCATCGCCGGGGTAGATATATTCCTCATCCAGCGATTTACCCTCCATCATAGGAATTTCACCCCCTGGCTTTTCACACTCAGCGCCGTTTTCCACCATGATGTCATGCACGGTCTGGAACGCCTCTGTTTCTTTGCGCGTGTGCCGCGCGCCGATTTTCAGGAAGTGCTTGACCGCATCTTCCACAGACATCCCATAGAACGACTTCTTCTCCCCCCATATGCTCATGCAAGCGGCGGCGGCTTCGTCCTGTTCTTTCCCCTCTTCCAGCATGGCAGGCATACAAGCCCCCATCCACTTATCTTTATCGTCGTATTCCGATACGTTCGGCATTTATCCCTCTGCGTATTAAACGCAAAAACCGGCTGCTCTCCTTCTCTTTCGAGAAAAGAACAACCGGCTCAAAGTCTAACGGTTAGTTATTGGCTGTGCGCTTCTGTTACACAGTAGGGCGCGTCGCCTGGGCATTCCTGCCTGCAAACATTATAGACGATTTGTTCTATTTATGCAAGGTCTTACTCCAACACTCTTTGCATTCGCGGCGGTGCCTGTCCAGCGCCCGCCAACGGTGACGGTCGTACAAGCCCCAAGCGACGGCGCAAAGGTGGATAAGTGTCACAATGTTAGCACAATTATTCTGTTTCATGTTATAATATCTACGTCACACGCGGCGGGTTATTTTTTCGCCACAAAGAGCCGTCTCTTTCCCAAACTCGCGCGTGTGACAACAAGCGAAAAAACAGGAAGGAGGCGGCTCTTTGTGAAGGTGTCCTATGGATTACAACAAATATATTGCGTCTAAAGAGTGGGACGAAAAACGTAAAGCCAGGAAGAAACTAGACGGGTATCGTTGCCGCCTGTGTGATGAGGACGGGACACACTATCAATTGGAGGTACACCATCGTCCATCTGCTTATGCAAAAATTCCAAACGAATCAATCGAAGATGATCTAATAACGGTTTGCTCCCGTTGCCATAACCTCATTACGGACGTAATCCGTGAAGATAGATATGGACGACTGGAACACGAACCCACAACGATAACGACCAACATTCAAATAAGACAGGAGATATATCATGGCTTGGAAAACACTAACATACAAACTGAACTCATCCGCCCCGCTGATAATGCACAACGGGCAGACGGCAGACCCAACAAACAAGTGGTCGAAGTTAATCAAACAGATTTCATCCAAACGCGCAAAGACAGACGCGGATCATGAGGAAATGGCGCGCCTTGAATTTATGGCGGGCTTGTATCTTGATGAGTCTGGCCCCGTCCTGCCCGCGTACATGATCGAAGCAACAATCTTGGGAGGCGCTAAGAAATCCAAAGAGGGGCAGACTTCAAAGTCTGGTTATTTTTGTCTGGAACATGCGCCGCTTGAATATGCTGGACCGCGTACAGCTAATGAATTATGGGATGATGAGCAATTCCGTTTTAGTTCTATTGTTCGCGTACAGACTTCCCGTGTTTCACGGATGCGTCCCATCTTTCGAGAATGGTCTGCCATAGTTACTCTTAATGTGGAAGATACACTAGTCAATCCCGCACAGGTTGACAGATGGCTTAATGCCTCTGGCTCTCAGGTTGGTTTAGGTGACTGGCGTCCGCAGTATGGACGCTTTACTTCCGAACGCGTGAATGGTCACAAGTAAGGCCCGGCTGGGCGTGGCGTGGTATGGTGCGGTAGGTTCTGGTTTGGCACGGCTTGGTTAGGCGGGGTGAGGTACGGTAGGGAGCAGAGAGATTACTTATCTAGCAATCTCTCTGTTTTTTCTGCATCTACTGGCACGTAACAAGGCATTGGGTCTTTGCCATTCTCGACAACTATTTCTGACTTTGAGTTATTATCCTTGATAATCTTTTTTGCCAATTCAAGCATCGTGATCGGCGTAATGCCTCCGATGTCGTAGCATTCGCCGCGCTCGCCATGCAGTAACACAGCCCACATTCGCCGCGCCATATCTTCGCCGCTCATATATGTTCTAATAGTATTTCCATCCCCAAATATTCTCAGTGGCTCGCCTTTTCTTGCCGCATTTTCAAATGCTACTATCGCGTGATCTGCTGATAGCCTTTCCCCATGAAATGCAAACAACCGACAAACGACCACATCGACGCCGCTATCCAGGCACTCTTTTTCCCAATCGAGTTTATTCTGCCTGTACTCGGTATCATTCTCATCGTGATAGACAATACCGCTCGAAGCATACAGCACGCGGATACCGAATGGCTGTGCATATTCCAGAACCTCATACGGCGAGATATTCGCCAGATGCACGATGTAATCCCAGGTCATCCATTTCCAGTGCCGGAGTTCGTAGTCGCTTTTGCCGATGTAACTGATACGTAAATCAGGCGGGGCGGTTTGCCGCATCCAAAAGCCACAGAAGCCTGTACCGCCTACGACTAAAACTTTATCCATTATCAGTTCCATCTCCACGGCTCACGTATTCGTTTTACAAATTCAATCTCAATCGTTGCACCTCTTGATATTTTCCTCCATGACCTGTTGATTTTATGCCTGAACCATTGCCACCAAAGCCAATTGAACAAACGACGCAAAAGCGATGGATGGTACGGCTTTACTTCCATGCCTTTTACGAACGATGTCAGGTCTGTCAATTCGTCAGATGATCGAATCTCAAATTTCGTGATCTTGTTTGTTTTAGCCATTGTAAAAACTCCGAATGGTTTCCGCTTGGTACTCTCTCATTTCCTCATTGATCCCTGGAAAGACGCCGACCCAAATCGCTTTTTCATGAATGATATTGGCGCCATCTAAATTACCAATGACGCGATGCTCTATGTTCTTATACGCGGATTGTCTCAGCAGATTGCCGCCCATTGCGGGCCTATTCCCGACTCCACGCTCATCCAGATACCGCGCCAATTTGTTACGGTGTTCTGTAACAAAAGCAAAGCCGAACCATGAAGGGTTGCTCCCCGGCGAAGCCTGGACGATCTCAATCGGTAAATCCTTCAAGTTATTATACAAATATGTCCAGTTCTCGCGCCGCTTTTCGATAAACCCTTCAAGCCTATCCAGTTGCGCCACACCTACGGCGGCTTGGAAATCGCTTGCCTTGAGATTCCACCCGATACGCGAGTACATATATTTATGATCTATTTCATAGTCAAATCGTTTCCCGCAGGTATTATCCTTTCCTGGCTCACAGAAGCAGTCCCGCCCCCAATCCCGGTAACTCTCGATAATCTTCCTCAGCCGCGGGCTATCAGTCAGTACCATGCCACCTTCGCCGGTGGTGATGTGATGCGCCGGGTAAAATGAGACGGTAGACATTATGCCGCGACGACCAACCATCTGCCCGTTGATCGTGCTCCCTACCGCGTCGCAGCAATCTTCGATGATAGGTATTCCATAGCTCGACAAATAAGTCAGGTCTACGGGGTTTCCAAGCGCATGCGCCATAATAATGGCTTTTACATTGTCGGGAGAATATTCCCAGCCGTCCGCGCAGTTCAGCGTCTTTGGGTCACTGTCCACAAACACCGGCACTAAGCCAAGCTGAATGATGCAATTGACCGTCGTGGGGAAGTTCACCGCCGTGGTGATGACCTCCGAGCCTTTCGGAAGCTCTAGAGCAGATAATGCCAGTAAATTTGCACTCGAACCGCTATTACACAGGATCGCCTCACGCGCACCCATGAATCGAGCGAAGCCGCGCTCGAAGCGGTTCGTCCAAATGAATCCGCCGTAACTCTGCGAGTTCGCGACTTCTATCACGTTATCCGCTTCTTCCTTTCCAGTCACTTGCCCCGAAATAGGGACTTTCATATATACCGTTACCTTTATCAAGTAACAGGTATACAACGATACACTGAGATTGATACATATTAGTTTTGTTACCAGCGACAGCGCGCTAGGCGAAAATACAACAGGTTACTTTTGAGGGCGCTTTATCATCACGGAATAAAACACTGCCATTTCCACGATATACAGTAAAACCGTCGCGGCAATATCCATTCCTGATGTAATGCCCAAAGTATAGTGCATGTAACTGCCAACAACCAGGGGCAGGAAAATCATCAAAATCAAAACTATTGTTAGTGCCATTTCAAAACCTTTCTTGTCTCCAGCGACAGCGCGCAAGGCGACAATTGAATATACTTATTATTTAATCTTCTTGAATGTTACTGCACTATAGGAGGCGTCTGGAAAGCGTTGCATCACATTACTCCAACATTCGATAACACCGTATCCCGGTTTACAGACAGCGTACTCCACCGTAATTGTCTCTCCAGACGTCAGCGTCATTTCGTAGGTATGTTTACTGCCTCCACAAGCAGTCAGTAATAATACCAGCACTAAAATCAGGAAGATAGTCTTTTTCATTTTTTCAAACCTTTCCGAAGTGTGGCGGTTACCCGTCCCACTCCATAATCTCTCTCAATTCATTCTCAGGTAGATATGGATACATATTCTCCATGTCATCTGTCCTGATCGGATTACCACTTGCCATCACGCGCGGCAACTGCTGCCATTCGGGGTCAACAAACACTTCCACGACCATCGGCGCAATCCCGAAGCATCGGGCGAAGTTCGGCAAATCCCGCCCATGCAAGGGCATGTAACAGAGGCGATATGCCTCCGCAATTGCTTCTATGCTGGGGAGCGTCAGCCCTGTGGCAGGGTTGGCACCCGTCACGCG